TAGGCAATTCATTAATAATGGTGTGCCTGTCATAAAAATATTAGCTGAGGAAATGGGTGTTGCTGAGGGTGAGATTATGGATTTAGCCTCTCAAGGACAAATAACTTTTGACATACTAGAGAAAGCTTTCACAAAAGCCACTGAAGCTGGCGGAACATTTGCAGGCGGTACTGAGGTATTGAGCCAAACTTTAGGCGGTTTACTATCAACACTTAAAGACAATGTAAATATTGCGCTGGCCGAATTTGGTCAGGCTATTGCTGAAGCTTTTAATTTGAGTGAAAATATTCCCAAAATATCAGCTTTTTTAAAAGACTTGACAGATAGATTCAGAGACTTATCACCAGCAACTCAAAAAACAATAATATTGTTTACAGCAGCTGTTGCTGGCATTGGACCATTGTTAATAATCATTGGTAAATTATCTATTGGTTTAGGAGCTGTTTTAAGCATACTACCAAAAGTCAGAATCGCTTTCGTGGCTCTGACGACAGCTATGAAGGCCAATCCATTTATATTGGTTGCGACAGCCATAGTTGGTGTTGTAACAGCTTTACAAAGAATGAAAAGAGCCACAGATGCGCAAAAACTTGAAGCATTCGGAGAAGACTTAAAAAAATTAACATTAGATGAAGCTGAGCAAAAACTTAAAAAACTAAATAAAACATTTGATGCTAATAAAAAAATTCTTGATGAAAACAATAAATTAGGATTTGCTAGAAGAAAATTTTTATTGGAAGATGCAAACGGTGTGCAAAGAAAAACAAATGAAATCAAAAAAGAAAATGAAGAAGCTGAAGCACAAATCGAATTACTTAAAGAATTTATAAAGCTCAAAAAAGAGGAAAAGACTGTTGTAGAAGAACCGCCAGCTAGTTCAACGGGCGGCACAGGTGGCGGTGACACAACCAGACGGCCAACGGTGGCCTCAGTATTCAGCGGAGAAACATCTGGTTTGACTACATTGACAAACCCATTAGAGGCGCTCACAGCAAATGTTTTAGATAGTAAAAGTAAACTAGCGCCAGCTGTTGATGAGATGCGTTTAAAAATGTTAAAATTAAAAGAAACAGCTGAGATGGTTGGTGTTGAAGCAGCAAATGCTTTTGGCCAAATGGGCGCTGACTTTGTGCAATCATTGGGCTTAGCAGATAGGGGTTTTGAGGGCTTTGTTAAAAACTTAGCTGGTACGATAACCAAACTTATATCAATGTTATTAGCAAACGCAATAGCAAATTCTATAGCGGGCGCTACAGCATCAGGAACAGCGACAGGACCAGCTGCAATATTTACAACACCAGCGTTTATAGCGACAGCTGTGTCTGGAGTCATGGCAGCATTTGCAGCAATACCCAAATTTGCTCTAGGTGGTTTAGTTTCAGGACCAACAATCGGAATGGTCGGTGAAGGCATAGGAACTAGCAGGTCAAATCCTGAAGTTATTGCGCCACTTAATAAATTACAAAATTTAATTAACACTGGCACGCAAAGGGTCGAAGTTGGTGGTAAATTCTCAATCAACGGCCAAGACCTTGTTTTGGTATTACAAAGAGCAAATTCAGAGCGAACAAGATTACTATAAAATGAGTTATGGTGTTAAATATCGTCTAAATTTCAGCGATGAATCAGGTGTTGCAAAAAAGCTTGAAATATGTAAAAAAAATTATTCAGGCTCAGTTATAGACATGATTGGTGGCGCAGAGCCTGTTGTTGTAAAGTGGACAGCTGATGACGATGAATATTCGCCGATTATAGGCTCTGAATGTATTATTACACTAAAACAAACAGATTCAGTTACATACGAGGATTTTTTTGATTCTGATGAACGTGAATATTTAGTGAAAGTTTATTATCAATATGCAGGAACTGGAGCTGCTATTTGGAATTTAACACAGATTGATTGGCAAGATGCTGACTTCAATTGGGAAAATACATCAAGCATTTTTCAGGCGTATTGGTCTGGTTTTATTGTAAATGATAATTATAGACAAGTTGTACAAACGACACCCTTTGAAATCAAACTTAAAGCATTAGACGGGCTGGGTTTATTGGATGCTTACGATATGGCATTGCCGGACACAGATACAAGCGCTAATGCACAAAACATATTTTATTATGTGTATAAAGTTTTACAAAACACTGGATTGTCTTTTCCAATATACTATTCAAATGACATAAGTTTTGCTGGAGCCAATTATTCAATTACAAATAATGACGGTAATAATGTTGGCGTAAAATTTACTAACTATGTTACTGACCGTGAGGAAACAGCAACAATTAACTCTGGAAGTTCTGCTGAATTTGATTTTGTTGTTGTGCCAACATTAGCAATCAGCGGAGCAAATAACATAAATAATGTGACTCAAACACAGGATTTTTTTGTGCCAGCCTATAGAGCTTTGGAAACTGTTTTTCCTGATGTTGAAAACATGTATAAGCCAGGTGAATTATTTAATGATGCAAAAACACAACTTAGCAACATATTAAAATCAATAAATTCAAGAATTTTCCAATCTAGAAATCGTTGGTATATAATCAGCAATTCAAGCTATTCTAACCAATCTCTAAAAGATAGCATAGCTACATCAGCAGCAAGTGGCACGATACCGTCAAACATAAGACAATCAGAGCAGACAGCCTTAGAAAATAATGGAACAGAAAACGTGCAATTTGTTACTTTTAGTGAGGATGGTATTTTCAGCGGCATAGTTCTAGAAAACGTTTTGTATGAAATAAAAACAGACTTACAAAACATAGGCGTTGACATGGTTAAGGAACAAAGAAAACCAATAAAAAGATTAATTTTAGAGATGAATGTTGAAAATGAAAAAAGATTAATTTTTTCTCCAAATAATTCTTTTGAGTTCACACCGTCAGGCAATACGAGCTTTGGTTATACATTTACTAACGGTTCAATAGGTCAGTTTCCTATCGTTAGACAAGGCCGTCAATCTTATAGAAGTAGCGCGAAAGAAGGTATAACGTTGACAGACACACAGATGTTAATTACAAATACCAATGTACAACAAGCTAACACTAGAGGCGCTTTGCCTAATAAATTAAGATTCAGTTATTATATGGACATTGATGACAATTTTACCATAGACGATAATGACCCGAATTTTCCTTCATTACCTTTATTTGGAGCAACTTTCTTTTTAACAGCATCATATCAGTTTTATTTTACAGTAAATTCTAATACATATTATTATAGGCGAATTGATAACACTTACGTAAAAAACACTGAGATAAATAATACTTTCGGTTCACCTGACCCAGACATAAATCGATGGATTACTATTGAAAAAGATTTGCCTACTGACCTTGATTACATCTTGGATGCTGCTGATAAAAACAAAAATTGTACTCTTTTTTTTAGACTCAACAAACCTTCTACAAATGTAGTCACTGGTTACAACTTTTTATATGTTGACGATATATATTTTGCTTTTGAGCCAGAATCAGCTACTAATGGATTGAGATACGAACGTGAAGTTTCTGATACTTTTACTGGACAAAGAGATTTCAAATTTGAATACACTGGACATAATACAGCTGCTGCATATTTCAGGCCAAGGGATAATAACCCATCAACTTATAAACAACTAAACGAAATTACTTCACAGCAAATGCTAAACGATAATAGAGCCAATGTGACACGGTTTGAAGGCACATTCAGAAATATAAAAAGCAACGG